AACCACGGTTTCAACTCTAGCGTCTTATGTTTGTAGTCCGAGAAGTTCGGGCGCGCCATCGGCGTATACATGTTGCTCACATCACGCTTATACTGAACATATCCCTCCGCCTCTCCGTGCACACGAGGAACACAATATTCAAATACTAATTCATTCAACTCTATAATCTGTTCACGTATATCGACGGGAGAATTGGCCGAGTTTTGAAGGTAAATCGTCCTCATGATGATTCGCAATGTATCGCAGTCCTGTTCGCCGATCACATACTTTCCACGTGATCGCAAGTATACACCTGCGCGTATTCCGTTCTGGATAATCTGCATATTTTCCTTGCTAAAGAATGCATTGGAAAGTGGTGAATTCTCCCAGATACCGTTCAAGGCGTCGCGGTAAGTCACGCATTGATGCACTGGGTTTTTATCATAAAGCGCAAATTGGTCCTGGGTTTGCGGAGTGACGATATCAAGACGTCCATTTTTCGGTTGTCCGATAAATGTTTCTTCCGGAAAAGTGCGGTAGTCAAACCGATTCATTCTAAAATTATTCTGTATATTATATAGAATATCGTATATTTTAATACTTCATATTTGTATAGATTACGATGGATATTACTTCAGGCGCTAAAAATATCGGGTCTTCCGCCTTTGGAAGTTCATCATCTAGTGACAGTGGTGGAGGTGGAATGTTTAGCGGATTTTTCAACTTGTCTATTCAGAAAATGGTTCTTTTACTTGCAATTATCGCGTTTTTTATATCGGTAGGAACTGTAGCTATTTTACTATGGAAGTCGAAGAGCGCACAGACTTGGCCACCAGAGGTATCGAAATGCCCCGACCGTATGGATATCAGTGGAAACACCTGTGTTGATAATTACGGATTATGGACGACAACTGCTACTACTCCCAATATAGACATAAAAAAACCCCAATGTGACAATTACAATATAGCAAAAGATTTCACTTACAATTCTACTGGATTGGCAGAAGATAGCGAAAGATATGTTCCGTGGGAAGGAATCATTGATGGGCAAAAATCACGTGCGAGTTCACTGAAATGTTTGAACTAATTGGGGGGGGACCTATGTTCCTTTCGTCTGATGATTGACATAAAGTATAATATTTTATGTCAATGTGCGTGTATGTGTATGTGTATGTGTGCGTCTTATGCGATTTTACATCCGGTAAGCACCAGGTGCTGCTGAGGATGCTTGCTGTGCAACAGCCGGAAGAGAATCGGATGCTGAACCCACCCCAAATGTCCCGGCCTTCATGTTACTTGTAACACACATCGAGTAGAACAATCGTGATTGGAAATACATCAATGCGTATACCAAAATCATCAAAAATGAGTACATTCCACTCATGAACGTTATTTTTCCCCTAAATAAGAGAACAAGTGACGTGATGAAACCCAAACTAGCCACTGCCAAGAAAATAAAATTCACGACAGTAAGCCAGTAAAAAAGCAAGCAATAATCCTTATCAAGAGGTGCAAACAGTTGTTGAATTGCGTCCATTTTCTGAATATACCGAGTTATAATATATAAAAACAAAAAAAGGTATTCAAATAGTGTCTAAAATATTGAATATTGTAACCGTGATATTTTAATGAACAGAACAGAACAAATAACACGACCGATTACATCCATTAATTATACACAATTTCTAGGTCGAGAAACGATCTACAATAATATACGTGACTTTTTGACGTCATTCCAAAAGAATAAAACGGACCTTACATTCAAACGTGGAATTTATATTTATGGCGCACCTGGATCCGGAAAAACCGAATTCGTTATCCGTTTATTAAAAGAGTTGAACTATGATATGGTAAAATACGATGCAGGGGATATACGCAACAAATCGATCATTGAATCCATCACACAGCATAATATATCAGACAAAAATATCATGTCCATCTTCCAGCGTAAAGTCCAGAAAATCGTCGTAGTGATGGACGAACTCGACGGAATGAATAACGGCGACAAGGGCGGTATTACGTCTTTGATCAAACTGATTCGCCCTAAAAAAACGAAGAAACAGAAACAAGAGGAAATCACGATGAATCCGATTATATGTATTGGAAACTATCACATTGACAAGAAGATCAAGGAACTCATGAAGGTGTGTTATGTATATGAATTGAAAACACCAACACCGGCGCAAATGACACAAATCATCGATATTACCATGGGTGTAAGTATTGAAACCGGAATGCGAAAGAATATTGTCGCATTTGTCCAAGGAAATCTGCGCAAACTCGGCGCCGTATCCGAGATGAGCAAGAAGTCCAATACCATTCTCGCAAATAATATCCTTCATGCAATATTTCAACCCAAAACGTATAACGAAGATATCAAGAAAATAACTGAAAAACTGTTGAATACCGAGTATTCGATATCGGAACATAACGTCCTTATTAATGAGACTGACCGAACAACTATCGGATTATTATGGCACGAAAATGTGATTGATGTCTTGGAGAAAATGCCCATCGCAATCTCTGCGCCATTTTATAAAATGATTCTTGACAACATTTGCCAGGCCGACTACTTTGATCGCATCACATTTCAGAATCAAATATGGTTGTTTAATGAGTTATCGTCCCTTATCAAAACATTCTATAACCATTATTTGTATCATAAATCGTTTCCAAAGAAGGCGCGGTTTCATCCCACCGAGGTGCGTTTTACAAAAGTGCTTACGAAATACAGCACGGAATACAATAATCAACTATTTATACAGAATTTGTGTATGCAACTTTCGATGGACCAGAAAGACTTATTCGCATTTTTTCTGACACTAAAAAAACAATATACGGAGGATGAAATACCGCGTATATTAGAAATGTATGAAATTACAAAATTGGACGTAAACCGTATTTACAGGTATTTAGATAAATACATTGAAAAAATGGACCACGATTTCATATCAGGGAGTAGTATTAGTAGTTCGAGTGCAGAGATGGAAGTCAGTGGATGTGGATACGGAGGACTTGGCAACAGCGGGTTACATGAAGAACATGATGCCGATACGCTAGAAAATAATGAGTAAAGATATATTCTATTCTATTTTATTCTATTCTATGCGTTTGAATAAACCCAAAAAGATATAAGGATTATTTAGAAACATTTTATTTAGTAGTATGGGTGCATCTATTTCTTTGGATTCCAAGTATCGATTGATTTTGAATACTGAAGTGGAATGTATTTCTATCAATGCGCACTCGTCATCAGCAGCAGTTACTGGCGGAGGAGATCATAAAAAGAAACAACATAAACGACACCGTAGTGGCAGCGGTAGCGGTAGCGGAAGTGGCAGTGGCAGTGGCAGTGACAGTGGCAGCGACAGTGACAGTGACAGAAGCGACAGTGACGGCAGCGGCAGCGAGAGTGACGGCGAGAAGACATACACAGTTAAGCTAACACCAGAGATTATCGGATATATTCGTAGCTACATTCGTAAAAACCAGTTTTTGGACGAGTTTGATTTAATCACGGAAATTGACCTTGATAAATATGAACATGCACCGGGTTCGGCACTTGTATTCAATTCGGACTCGATTGTATTTATGACAAATAATCAGTCTTTAGAGGCAGTCGGTGATTGGGAGTATATTGAAGCTGAGAAACCTGTGGTAACATCAAGTAAATCAAAGTCTAAAAGTGGGCGTGGACGTGGACATGGACATGGACATGGACGTGACCGTGACCGTCGCCGCGATAATAGTGACGATGATGACAACAACAATTATGAGCGAAACCAATCAAAATACAAAACAAAGGAGGACGATCTTCCGGTGAACGAGATCGAGGGTATTATTACCGAGAAATTTGAACAATATAATAAGTCACGAGAGTTTGTCATTCATGAATCAAAGGGTAGTTTCCTTGTTTTGATTGTCAAGTCGGCCGAACTTGTAAAGGTATAAATAGTTTGTAATATGTCGTGAAAAACGCGACACATTACATTGCTTTGCATTACATTACATTACATTACATTACATTGCTTTGCATTACATTACATTACATGTAGATTGTCTCATTCGGGTTTGAATCCGCCCCTTTTGTTTGAAGTAGTATGTCATATTTCGATTGAAGAATGCGGTATTCCTCTTTCATTTGGGCGAGTTCTTTATTTCGTTCTTCCACATCTGTCTGCAATTGTTGAATAATCTGAACTACCTGCTGATTATTTAATGTGACTGGTTGTTGCCCTGGTTGCTGTAAAATGATTTGTCCACCGCCGCCGCCGCTGCCAGCCGCATCAGCCGCCGCCGCATCTTCCGCCATTTTCGCACGTTCTTTTTCCAACTGAATCGTTTGTGCAATAACATCTGGTTTCATTTCAGGACGCCCCGGCGCATAATTCTCCAATATTTTTTCAAGTTCTACCATGTAAAACTGCCGAAGTGTTTGGTCTTTGATGAAATCCATCACCTTTTTCGGAGAATCTCGCACAACGGCAGGATTCGCATTCACCAAGAGTTTACGTTTATCAAACGTATTATGTTCATGTGAAAATACCAATATCACCTTCATTGGGTCTAGTTGCACGAAAGGAACTGTATAATCTTTCAAGAATGCACGCTCTTCGGCCAAACATGCGTCATCATTATACCTATTGTTTTTAATAAGTTTACGTTTAAACGCAAATGTTCCGGCTGTCGCATGATTTGGTCCATAGGGTCCAAATTTCTTCATTTGCCCAATATGTTTGAAATAAATATATATTTCACTTGAACCAGCGCATAAGGCATCGGGATGTGTAACCAGCATATGAACTGCATGAGATACGCGTTGCGGTGGATAATAATCATCATCGTCCATATACACCAGAATCTCCCCGCGCGACTTTTCGTGCAGTAAATTTCTCTTTTTTCCAAGTGTCATTTTCGTATCGTATTTGAAGTATTTGACGCGAGGATGTGACGCAACGAGGTCTTCGACTGGATCGGTGCCATCATCGATAATAATCCACTCCATTCGATCCTGTGGATAGTCTTGATTGTTGAAACATGTGATCATTGCATTTATAAACGGGCGTCGATTAAATGTCGGTGTGCAAACACTAACAAACGGGAACGCCTTAAAGTATTCTGGCGTTGATTTTTCAGGAACGCCTATACATGATACGCCTGTGCTTGCACTCGATTTCTTATTCTTACCCATTCTTAATGTATTATAATAAGGTCTGTTATTTATGTTCTTTCTTCGTCCGTCTGTCCGTCTGTCCGTCTGTCCGTCTGTCCGTCCGTCCGCCCCCTAACCGCTCCAGTTTTTAAGTGTAGTAAAGAAATTCATAATACCTTGCCAGTAATGCGTAAGATACAATACAAGCAACATCAATATCACGATGGCCGCAACATTCAAATCAAGATACTCAAATGCATAAAACATGAGTGTAAGATTAAAGAAGAAGAAGATAATCGGCACATATTGTGAATAAAGTTCCCGATATTGATCCCAGTGAAATAATGGGTAAATGAATAATGTTCCGATGAACTGCAAGAGTTGAACAAAATAGGCAATGACCGGAAATATACCGAATCCGAACGCAGTAAATAGCGACCATAACGAACCACCAATAAACTCCTTTCTGTTCTCAGTGGGATTCAAAATCATACCGATTACGGTTGTAAAAAACGGTCCTCCCATCAGCATAAATGCGCCTAGTAAAATAAGAACAAACGGCATTAAAATAATAAGAAGGGGTGAAATCACCGTGTATAATTCTTTCGGTATATTTTGACATAATTTGATAATATAACCAAATATAGCTCGTAACATTGCGCGGTCAGATGAAAACGAAAAGATAAATGCATTGTTAATCCATTGTTTAAAACGGGCCTTAATGAAATCCCAATTCAATAGATTCACTTGCGTGACACCTTCCTCTACACTATCCTTCACCATGTCCACATCTTCTTTCGTAAGACAGAACCATTTGAATACATAGGTATCAAGAAGAATTGCAGCTTTCAGATATATTTTTTTAGGAGTTTCAAGTTTGGGGTCATCTGCGATTCCGCCAAATTTATCTTCACACTCGGCTTCACAAGAAGTATATTCGTTAGTATAACAATACGGCCACTTGTCTCTGTCTGTAGGAAACAGTGTTTCAAGATTAAGACTATTGTTTCTAATACTTTCTGGTGTGCAATAAAAGAGTATATTTACGCAGACAACCGAAATAATAAGCGTTTCAATGAAAAGAGTAAGAACACTCAAACCGAATTCTTTCAACGCATTCAGATCGAATAGTGACTTTGGTTTGGCTTTCTGTTTCGTTTTATCCGTAGATGAATCCACTTTTTTTTCGTCGTCTTCTTTTTTGTCACCACCGAACATTCCGCCTACTTTGCTAAATGCCCCGCCTTCTTCTTCGCCGGTGTCTTCTTCGCCGGTGTCTTTCGTTTCATCAGCATTATCATCATCCGCCATTGTATAATGATTCAAGTTATATATACGAGAGAATATTATCGATGCGGTTTAGCGCGCATACATTAATCCACAGTTACCAGATACGAATGTGAGTACATTATATCGTTCTTCCAGAATATGAAAATCGTAATTATATAGGTAAATATTCACATTGGGTTTATTCATACCGATAATCTCTCGAGTGTTCGGATTACAAATCACTTTTACTTCGGCCATAGTATCTAACGGCGGATAGATCGTCGACAATTCCAACTCGATTTGATTAAATTTGCTCATATTGATTGCCCCGCTAGGTTGAAGATCATATGGGTCCGAATTCAGGCAGAAGTTATAACAGTAAACGCCTGGTTTTGCACTCCCACGGGTGCGCGTATATTTTTCGACATAATTGTAAACACCCGAATCCAGAAGATTCTCTCGATACTTTCCATTCAAAGAGATACCCAGCATCTGTAAAATGTCGCGTTCATTCTCGGATTGAAAGTCGCCAGTAATATGAAGTCCAGTGAGACGTTTATCGCGCGGGTTAATACCCGGTCCAATTCCATTCTTCGGACCATTTTTATCGAAGAAGTAGCGGTCATTCGCGAAATCGGGGTTCAAATTTGTAAGAATGTCGGTCGTCATGCGAATATCTTCACTAAACATCGATGGTCGCCAGTCATCGTCAATCGGTGCAGGAATAATGTCATAGGGTAGATAATTATACGGCCAGTTTGTATAATTGCTCCACTCATTACGAAGATTCACGTCGCTTCGTTGAAAGAACATTGTCCATGATGATACCATCCCCATCGAATTCTCTATTTTGATTTTCTTACTTCCAGTCACATCATTGAATGTCCAATCATAATACGACTTAATCAGGTATTTTTGTTGATTCGCGGCAAAGACTTTGGATTCATCATCCGAGAGAAAACAGTATGTCGCCATAAGATGCACATCCGCATTCCAATCTGTTCGAATACTCGGGTATGCATTCTGTGATAAATCGATATTAGGTGGTGGATATAAAAACCGCCACATTTGATGAAGTGGGTTTGTGAAGTCGGGTTGGATGACGGGCCAATAATTGCCGGGATCGCCTACATCGCGTATGGTGAAGAGTTCCTTCACCGGACGAAGTGTTACATCGATTTGAAGTTGATTATACTGAAGACAAACAAGTGGAAACGCCATTTTCGAAGAAAGGGTGAACCATGAATTAATGGGAATATATATTTTACGACCACGAATCGAGGGTTCCGCGCCAGCAACATTACTCGTTCGGTATGCATTTGGGTATTGGTTTAATCGAGCACCAGAGCATCCAGGATTGTATAATTCGGGAACATGTCCGGTCATTTCATTATACAACTCACGCTTTGTCGCGTCGAGATCACGTTCTACAATTGCCATCAAATTATTCCCACTGAATTTTTGAAGCGTCATGCCGCCAACGGAAATCACGATTTCTTTTATCATTTGGGTTCCCAGATTTTCTATCCAACGAAATTCATAAGGAGCCCACATATCTTCGAGACGTGCAGGAGGATGAATCGGACTCCAAATCGACGGTAATGTCACACACACATATGTATCCATAAGTAGTTCTGCATACCTCGGAACGTAAAAGGTGAATTTGGATTCTTCCGTTGATCGCAGTTTCTTCTGCCCGTCAAAATCAATTCTAAACTTTTGAAGACCGAAATTCGTATATTTAAGGTATGTGCTTTTAAAAAACGACTTCTTTGGGTTGCCATTTAAGATAACATTTTGATTGCCGGTAGCAATGAGATTCAATAACCCACCAGTCATTTAGTATTTTTAGTTTCTATTGATTGATACTTCTACTTGTAATAACTTTATATAAAAATATATATGATATATAATTAGAAATGAAAGAATATCGGGTAGAGTTTATATTTATAGGTATTATCATTCTCGGGTTGGCCATATGGAAAATATCCGAGATGGTTAAAACCCGGTGTTATCAAAAACAATCCATGATCTATGAAGGGTTCTTGGCTTCGAACGCTGCCGCACGAGATACCAATAATGGAAGCAGCGCATTTTTATCAGAAGTGCAAAATATCGTTAAAAAAAATAATACGGAAGTTCTTTCTACAGAGAATTTTACTGTAAATACGCCGGAATATGAAATGACGATACACCAGCGTAAAAAGGTCGCAACTACATTAGATCATCCGTTCACATCATCGAATCTGTCTTCGTCGTTGTCGTTGTCGAGTCAATCAAATCTCGAAAATTACAAGGAAGGTATGGAAAACGCGGATGAAAATACACGGGAATTTATCGATAAGAATATCACATCAATTGTCACAACGGACAGTCAGTCGAAGTTTAAATTGCGCGACTATTACATTAAAACTGCATATAATGCATTTAATCCTGATAAATTCAAGAATTCGAATGTAAGCATGGATGCATTTCTTTATGTGATTGCACGCGGTTGTCGGTGTATTGATTTTGAAGTATTTTCGGTGGAGAATCAACCTGTCATCGCATCATCATCGGTGAATTCATTTAATTATAAGGAAACCTATAATCATATTCCAGTATCAGACGCATTTGAGGTGCTCGGTAATTATGTCTTTTCCGGGTCAAAATGTCCAAATCCAGGCGATCCATTTATTATTCATATGCGAATGATGTCGCAAAATATAACAATGTATGACAATCTTGCAAAAATCATATCACAAAGTAAGTCGGTGGCGCGGTATTTGCTTGGTCCGAAATATGGTCGCGAATACCAGTCGAAAGATTTAGGCAACGAGGATCTTCTCAATTTTAATGGGAAAATAATTTTAATTGTAGATGGTTCAAATCCCGTATACCGAAAAACAAAACTATTTGAATTGATCAATATGAGTTCGAACTCGCTTTTTCTTTCCAAATATACGTATTTTGGTGTAAAAAATGTAGGCGACCCGCAAATATTCAAAGATGCGAATAAGAAGAATATGTGTCTAGTATTGCCAGAAAAGGGCGGGCGTCCCATAAACGACGGTCACAACGGTCCCTTTACATGGGGATGTCAAATGGTCGCGATGTGTTTTCAAGAAGAGGCGCGCGATGAGAAACTTAAAGCGTATGAAGATAAGTTTGCATCGGTAGGATACGCGTTTATTCTCAAACCCGAGGACTTACGTTATGTCCCAATTACGATTCCCGCGCCAAAACCGCCCAACCCGAAGGCCTCTATGGAGTCCAGACCGGCCGAAGCAGCCGGAGGTGTCAAGATTACTATATAAATTCGAAACAACTTACGAACATGACTACTATTATTATCTAATCATATGATAGACATCATCATATTATTTACATTCGGGTCACGCCCATGCCCCATAAAAATATTCATGAAAAAAACAGCGCAGGCAACAACGACGATGTAACCTACGACGAAAAAGAACTCGAAATTCTGCGCGAAGCAGTCGACCTGGTTGAAAAAAAGAAAGGGGAAGCAATCATTCATGATCCCAAAGTAAAAAAAATTATTTCCATCGTTGAAGATTTTATCGCAGACAAGAAGCTTGTATGTTATGGTGGAACTGCAATCAATAATATTCTGCCAGAAGACGCCCAATTTTATAATAAAGACATCGAACTCCCCGACTACGACTTTTATTCAGACAGAGCACTCGATCATGCAAAAGAACTGGCGGATATTTACTATAAAGCCGGATATGAAGACGTTGAAGCCAAATCAGGGGTTCATCATGGAACATACAAGGTCTTCGTGAATTTCACGGGTATTGCCGATATTACGCAGATGGAACCAGCGTTATTCAAGGCAATCTCTCGAGACGCCATTATTAAAAGTAAAATACGTTACGCCCCGCCCGATCTTCTCCGAATGGCCATGTATTTAGAATTGTCGCGTCCAGATGGTGATGTTTCGCGTTGGGAAAAGGTGCAAAAACGATTAACCTTATTGAATAATTATTACCCGTTGAAAGGGTATGAATGTGACAAAATAGAATATCAGCGCGGGTTTGAAGGCGCTACAAAGTCAAATACTGGGGAAATTAGTATTTCAAAAAGCAGGTCGAAGTCGCGGTCGAAGTCGCGGTCGAAGTCTAAGTCTACGAGAACTACCCGTTCTGTGAAACGTGGCGGCGGCGGCAGTATCATAACTAGTAGTGTAAAGGATTTGAAACGAGATGCGATTAAGGGTATAATACGAAAGTATCGTCATTTGGGCGCGTATATGAAACACTTGTATTTTGCAGTTCCATCTCATGAGGAAACAATTGGCGATTTCAAATATACGATCGAAGAAGATAAATTGACTCATCGTTATCGATTAATTGCAACATACGAGAGATTATTAGGTAAAGATGACGAATTCATACTATATTCAATGAAACAGAAAGATTTGGATGTGAACGCGAGTCCGAGTCCGAGCAGGAGCGCTAGCAAGAGTCCGGGTCCGAGCAAAAGCGCTAGCAGGAGCGCGAGTCCGAGCAAGAGCGCGAGCAGGAACCCCGAATACTCTGTAAGTAAATCAAATATTTCTTATTCAAGTAGTCGAGAGAAAGAACTGGCGGAGAGTGATGTGTATAATATTGTTCGTAATGTCTTCATAAAAAATCGCGCAGTATTTTTTGGCGGGTATGCGAATATATTGTATTCACGATATATGCCAAAACAACAGCGTCGTATCATTCAAAAAATACCCGATTTCGATGTTCTCTCAGAAGAACCGCGCGACCTCTGTGACGCCGTCGTTCGCGAACTCACTGCGAATAAATATACAGGCGTCAAATACACAAAGCACGCAGGTGTCGGCGAAGTCATTTCTGAACATTATGATATCCGTATTGGTGATGAGGTGATCGCATTTTTATACAAACCTCTCGCCTGTCACAGTTACAATACAATACGGATCGACAACGAATCGATTCGTATTGCAACAATTGATACAATGTTGAGTTTTTACTTGGCGTTTATTTATGCCGACCGCGTTTATTATGATATTAACCGTATTTTGTGTATGTCGCAGTTTCTGTTCGATGTCCAACAACATAATCGCCTCAAACAGACCGGGTTGTTGAAACGGTTCAGTATTAATTGTTACGGAAAACAACCGACATTAGAATCCATGCGATTCGAGAAAACAGAAAAATACGAAGAACTTAAAGGAAAGCGTAATTCGCGAGAATTCGAGGAGTGGTTCTTGCGATATATTCCATATGAGAATTCTAAAAATAAAGGAAACAAAACCAATTCAGGAGCAAAAACACAGAAACGTAAACAAAAGAAAGAATAACGCAGGTGCTCTATCTCAATCCTTCTCCTAGTTTATTCAATAGTTTCATAATGATAAACAATATTACGGCGAACATCGCACTTGTGGCCGTTAAACCTATCATTTTGAAGTTGCCATCTTCGCCGAATAATGTCGGCAAAAAATGAAGCAGTTGTGCGCGGAAAACGGGCATCTGAAAAATAAAATACATTACGCCAACCAACACGGGGATTTGAATATCATAATAGATTGCTTCAATGGTATCGAGTTGATTCGACTGGCGCGCATTGGCGCGAACGATACTTTCCATCGATGTATGGTCTTTGATATAATCAAAGTCGCCACCGCCGCCACCGCCACCGCCGCCACCGCCGCCACCGCCACCATCTGCAAAATGAACTGACTTTGGTTGCGGAACATAATTCGGTCGCGCCTGGTCGTCGTGTGTAAATGAGTTCGGGTTCATCGGAATATCTCTCGTAGGGATCATTGTCATCCCATTGGCGCTAGCGCGTTGAACACCCTGCATGACTTCATTCATTATATTCATTGGGACATTTGGAGGTCCTCTTTGTTCTACACCTACATTTGGAGAGTAAATAAGAGGTGAACCATTATTTCCAAACCCTGAATTCGGTGTTTGACTACTTAAAGGAAGGTCATCGATACTTGTTGTGTCGCTCATTGCTAAAGAATATCTATATTTCAGATGTTGATATACATATTCTTATATTGAAGAGAGTGGGATTTAACGCAGAGTTCAGTCATATCAACATATGGTATCATTAAACGATTTTAATTCATCTTCACTTCTTTCTTGCTTGGATCGCATTTGACCGCGTTTGTCTTATACTGATAACACTTGTCGTCCAACTTATACGTGTCATTCTCTAAATCCTTCAGTGGCGGAGCGCGAAATGTAATGCATGACCGGTCTTTGCATACCCTTCGAAACAATGATGCAATGCCAAGACCAAGAACAATGGAGATAATGATTCGTCCTGTTTCCGTATGAAGTAATCGTTGAAATCCCATAATATGATTGTAATACCTACTTTAATATATACTGATATAAATTAGAGTCGTATTTCAGTAATTGGGTTTACACCCTTATTGAACGGGTATCTTCTTCAATGCCCCCTTGACTTTGTCACACGGAACCTCTTTTGCTTTAAATGAGAAGCAATTATCTGCGCGGTCTTTAAATTGAAAATTACGCAGGTTGTCGGGTGTGGGGTAGACATAGATAATCTTCGGGTTCGGCACCGAAATATAGACATAAAAGAGACCGATCGAGAGACTTATGATGAAAATCGGAAGGGAAATGTGCTCGAATAAATTAAACATTGTTGCAATAATATACCTTGAATATGTTATATACTATTGCGATAATAATGCCCTTGATTGCGCTACCACCGGTCCTCCTATCTGACCTACCGGTTGACTTACAATCCGATTGTCGGCAATCCACTTTGGCATGATCACCGGCATATACAATTCATGATAACTGTATTTCTTCTGCGAGAGATTGAATTCCCGGTCGTTATACATTTGAACCAACGCACCATTCGCATTTTCGTTCGTCTCCACTTGCGAATAGATATACTTTGTCTCACGCAACTTCATATACGCCGGTTCAATATCTGTTTGATACAACACGAGAATATCGTCGATGACGCTTCGATTCTTCCATTCTGAATCACGAAATTCGGTCATATACTCCTTAATCCGCGCAACTTTCTCGGAAATAACGCGGGTATGCGTTTCGGTATCTTGACGAAGGTCGTCGTTGTCAGTAACACTTAGATAGTAACTCCTGAACTCACTATACATTTTCAATTGCTCCTGCAGTTTATGCTGAACTGCGTCAAACTTTTCAAGTAGTTCATTCTCACTAATGAACATGAACAAGAGATCTAACTTCATACGGATAATCTCATCCTTGGTTGCACGGACCTCTTCGAGAGATTCATTCATCAATGTTTCTAAACTGGCGTATTTTCCGCGCGAAACTTCGATATGAAACCCGCATGGTTGAGAGATATTTCCGCATATTGCTTTCAGTTTACCGTCGGTTTCAGTGAAGATTGACCCACCTTCCTGTTTACAAACAATACACGACGGTTTAATCATTGCCAGACGTTTTGTTTTTTGTTGCGACGAAAGGGAATTCCAGTTGATAATAGGGTCATTTATCAGGCGTTGTCTCCGTTTTTCAAGAGCGGAATTGTATTTTTCCTTAAAAGAATAATATCCATGAATTGCGTCGTTTATTTTAACGCGATCTTCTTCGGGGATAAGTTGGTAAGGGTAAATCAACCCGCGGAATTCGTTGGGGTCTGCCGCGCGCTGGAGATGCTTTTTAAGTGCGTCTTCTTGTTTGCGCGTCATTTCTAGCAGGACGCGGGTGGCTTTTTTAAGTGTATCGCGGGTATCTCGTTCTCGTTTCTCTTCAGCAATTCTTGAAGCTGCTGCACCGCCGCCGCCGCCATATTGCGTGTTTGCGCGTTCTTGAATTGCTGTATGTAAATTTTGGTATACAGATTCCGACATGTATTGTATCTATTATACTATGGTAAGAATCAAATAATGATAACTAAACGTCGTGGTTAACACAGTTATACGTATTCACGTTTCCAATAATCCTCATCCGGACTTTTCCACACAGGAAGATTGGTAAGCATCCCCATTCCATTTCCGGCTGGATGTATTCGACAATCCATTGGGATTCCTTTACTTTGGGCGTAGTGACTTGCATTTACCATTTTGAGTTTCGAGAGAATGTATTCTTGTTGCTGACGCTTCTTTGCTTCTACTTCAACAGGACTTGGTTTACCTTTGTAACGAAGATATAAAAATACGCCTAAACATAAAAAAAAACCGAGACCTACTGTAAAGTTAAACGTCTGTGTATGATAATAATCTTTAACCTTATGACACTGCTCGAGAGATTTACTTAAAAAATAACGAACACCTGGTTCGATCAAGGTTGGCGCTGGAGCATTATCATTCATCGCTGTGACTAGTATAAACTGCAAAAATAACGAAGGAATGGAAACGCATGCGAGATGCGACGCGATACAAATAATCCATATATAATGTAGTTACATAACACAAGAAAAAACAAGTTCACTCACTACATTATAATAGATACATGGCCGAATTAAGTTCATCTGTCGCCATCGGGTTTTTTTTGGTTCTATTTGCAGGGTATTGTTATTACAAATACAAGAAAAATGGCGTCTTGAGTGGCGGTGTAACCTTCATGTTTTTTATTGTTCTCATCACTGGTGAATACTTCATCAACCTCGCAATGTCGAAAGATATATGCGGTTTTGATCAAGAAAAAACAGCGCTTATTGCGACTCTCTTACCATGGTTTCTTGTTTTAGGAGCATTAAAAGCTGCCTTGGTCGTATTTCCTGGGTGGTTAACGCCATTTAGTAATACTTTCGGTTACATGTTTGTTTCTGCAGTGACTGATTTAAAGCAGGTATTTAATGATATTTTAACACCACAGTTTGATTTAGCGCCGGCGAAGGACGGCGGTGGCGGTCAAAAAGGCGGCGGCGGCGATAGTAGTGGCGGTTTACAAGATAGCGCGGATATACCTGAAGACAATGTCAAAAATAAACAGGATATTGGTCGCGCTTTAGAACAAATCTATACCGATCAATCGATTCTTCTCAACGAACTCTCTCTTGACAACCTTGACCGCTTCTGGGACAGTTTCAAAGAATCACGCTTGATCCGACCTTCCGCCAAAATAGAGGACTTAGAGAAAATCCGGCAATTTTTAATGATGAAGACAATTGTGGGCGAATTTATATGGTTGGTATTATGTGGTATGTTGGTTGTTAGTATTAGTTATAATTATTTACTAAATATGGGTTGTTCTTTCACGCCTGAACAGCAGAAGATACGGGCTCAGGTTCTAAAAGAGACACAGGACGCTGCAAAGAAGAAGGAGGCGGAAGCGAAGAATAAGGTGTCGGTTGTCACGGCGTAACGAAGCGAGACTAGACAAACACTCGCGCTGCTGGCAACGAAATATAATACACTGTTACATAGGATAGAATACCCAGAATGATTGCAATGAGCCAAATCGGTAGAATCGTCTTACTCGAATACCCTATTCCAAATTCGCGTAGACTACCATCTTCATTATAAATAAATGACGGATTCGCGTATTGAACTAACGCAAATATGACAATATATAACAAAATTGCCGCGCCGGCTAAATTATTTCGGATACGGTTTTTGATTGAGTTCATTCTGTATCGTAATATACTAGCCTACCTACTAGTATATTATAATATAACATTTATCCTTCTTCTTCGTCGTCGTCGTCCTTCTTTGACTTCTTAGTTGCTTTCTTTTTCTTCTTTTTCGGTTTCTCTTCTTCATCATCGCCGCCGCCTGCGTCGTCATCACCTTCGCTGCTGCCGTTTGCTTTTTGTATCTTTGTCCAAATAGAAATCCACTGTGTGCAAAGACAAACTAAATATTGAGATAATTTTAAAACACTATCATCAATATCTGGCGACTCTTTCTTGGCAACTTTATATTCTTTGACGAGAAAATTGTGTGTGCTCTCAATAAGTGATAAATACATTTTTCCTCCTTTGATTCCCTTTTCCAAATTATCAGTAACCTTTGTTATAGATTCATCTATTTTTTCATTCTTTTTAACCGATTCATAGAGTTCAATAGAATTAATTAGGAATACCCCTACATTTTCTTGTTTCTCCTTATTCTCTTCTAGTTTACGACTTTCCGACTTATAATGAGAATTATTTGTAATCTCTTTTAATTGTCTTCCTGCTTTATCATTTGTTGGTTTATTGCCAATATAATCTTCGAACGGCCAACCTTTATTGGCAACTTTTTGTATATTTTTCATCGCATTCGTAATACCACTTTTCATTTTATTTTTGTTGATATTCGGTGTGGTAAATCCTATCTTCGAGCAATCTTTATTATCGCCACCACCACCTTTTTTTTTGCTCATCCCTTCTATCGAACCTACGCCCGCCCCCGCGAAAAACGTCCCCACCACCATCACCACGAACGCCGCGAATATCGAGAGGTCCTGCTTGCGATAATAAAGGTAAAGTAGTATCGCCGAGAGAATAATATAAATCACCGTAGTTTGATTCATCGAACCGTATTGTTCTTTATATTATTCAAATACTTTTTTGTTACATCCCGAAGTGGATTTATTAGTCCCAATCGCCGCCACCACCGCCCCCCGCAGCGCCACCGTAGTCTCCGGCGTCACCTTCATCATCATGTTGATGGATAAATGCATAGTCGTCATCCCCCGCGTCATCATCTTCGGGAATACCCGTCGACATATCTAATTCATGCGCCTCGATTTCGGTCGCGGTCCGGTCCGCCTCCAATGCATCCATCATGTAAATCTCTCGGTTCATATCTGTTACATAGTCCTTGCGACCAAGTTGCTGCTCCTTCTGCGCGATCTTCTCCATTTCGTCGCGTTCTTCATCATAATAATCCTGGTCGTAGATGACTACACCTGTCTGCGAGGTTCCGCGACTCCAGATTCCCATCTTGTGTGTCTTCATCATATTCTCTAGTTGACGTTCGCCCACCGACATCGCACCAATTCTCTCGACAACTCCATCTTTCTCTTTGTCTTTCACACGCGTTAATTTCTCCTTGATATTCGCTAGGTTGAAGTTGATCGCGGCTTTGTCTTTCTCGATCATACGAAGATATACGACCATGAGTTCGCTTACACGGTGACTAAGTGCTTTCTTATCACCCATGGCGATATCCATATCATTAAGAAGTTGGCGTTTATCCATCACGGTTGCCGCATCGGCAGAATACAGGCGTGAATGAGGATCAATATCATCACGCGCTTCATCTTCCTCTTCGTGGAAATTGGCTGCGCGAGCAATTGCTCCGGGTGTGTCTGCTCCTGCTCCTGCTGCTGCTGCACTCGATGTGGTGCGACCTTTTTTTGTAAGAGTCGTCGCACCACGACGTATTACGCGTGTAGGTTCTGATTGATAAATCGTCACCGGTGTCTCAGTGACTAGTTGCACGAATGTTCGCATGAACGAGAGAAAATAAAACATATACAGATCGCGAACAATCATACGGTCGAATACAGAATACATGGTGAAGATATTCTTGCGTGTTGAATGTGGAACACGTTCGCCAAGTTCTTTCATGATATCAACTTCGCGCGGTTCTTCACGTGAAACAGCGACGGCGCCTTTACTTTTAACAGACAAGACTGCCGCGGCAGCCGCAATTTTCGCATCCTTCTCTTCATCAAAAAATACCTCCGCCATAAAAGGCGTATTGTCCATCATAATCTTAAGGTCGCGGACATGATGTTCCGCGTGACGCAATACCTCCTTGATTACATGGTCATTATAGAACGACTTGAGAGAAGTGTAATGCGAGGAAATAATAACTTTCACGTCTTTCATATGTGTCTGAGAGAATCCCCAGTGTTTCGGGACATTTGTATCGTCAAAATCAACGCCATTATTGATAATGTTGGGGATCACGTCGATCAACTGCGTTAGTGCATTCCGCATAAATTGTATACTCTTTGCAATAGTTTCATCTGTAGACGACATAAGAACAGTGCTGCTCTTATTGATTTCGAAATCTAGAATGGTATCCACGATACGTTCAATCTCTCGAAACTTCCCTTTCGTTTGTTTCCCGTTTTGCTGAATGAATCCAATAACGGTTGCACGCAACTCTTGGTTCTTTGGTTGCAGATAATTCTTGAGATCACGCATTTCTTGCGTGTCTTCTTGGACGACCGTAGGAGAATTTGATTGAAGATTCGCGAGAATGAGTTGGCGTAAATCTCTCGGAATGATGCATTGATCTAGATCACTACGTCGTTCTTTCGCACGTTCAGATGATTGTTCTGACTCTTCATAACACCTATCCAAATAAAGAATTGCATCTTGGAATCTCTGAAACTGGGTATTCTCTTGTGGGCGTATCGCGGTTTTATACCCAGCGTCCGTCATTTTATACCCATTCACGGCTTTCAATAATCGTTCAAGACTATTCTCATCAAAGATACTAGAATCAGTCTTCAGTTTCTTGATCTTATCTTGTATGATATCACTTGGATTCCAATCTTGAGGGCGTGGCGGGCAAATCTCTCGAAGCGCCGGATGTAAATACATGGAGACTGCGGTGGCTACTGGGTTCGCACTTTCGGCCGCGGTAGAGGCGGTGGCAGCAGCAGCAGCAGCGTTGTATTGCTGGTTCATCCTGCAATAATGGATAAACGCACGATATATCGTCTGTTCATCGAATGCGTCGGGAATATTTGGATACTGATACCGCGTATTTCGATTATCGACGATGGTCGTGGCCCGGGTCATGACCGCCATATCTCTCGACGTCTTTGTCAAGAACCCAATAATTCGGTTGTGATGATGGATATTCTGTTCGCGCTCCATAAAATAATCGACCACGCGTTTACTCCGGCGATCCACCGGTTCATTGCAACACGCATTTTCCAAGAATGGTTCGCTCGCCATATTTAAGAGAAGCGGACTACTATTCTTCACGACGGAGTGTATCATTTGTTGAATCGAGAGACTGAAATATTGACACTTACTTTCGAGGACCGCGAGTTTATCATGCTGACCATGGTATCCGCGCTTCATATCTGTAATCAATTGATTCGTGAAATCAGACGACACATTCTGAGGAGTTGGCATATTGTCGAGAGATTTCATCGGAGGCATAAAATTCCCCCAACGCAGCACTGAAAGTTCTTCCGGAACAGCGTCACCGGCGCCCTCACGAGATTTCAAATAATCGCGTTTCGCCTGTAGGCGCTCTTTGACCGCAGGTTTTGTAAGAATGGACGCGTCTATAAATATTTTCATCTTCGCAAGAATATCGCCCTCTTTTTTGAAGGATTTCAGTGTATTCCACGGTTCGATACTTGTTCGGATTTTATACGCAATACATGCAATATACATCATACCCGAAACGTCGCCGTCACCATCAATCGGGTAACCAGTAAAAGAACGAATGCATCCAGCGTGCGTTTTCCGTGTCTTCGGGGTAGGAATTGCGCATTGAATCGCGACTGTTAGATAGGAAAGCGTGAGAAGAAGAAGTGTCTGGAAGAATGTCTCCTTATAAGGGGGAAGATGCTTGCCTTTATCTCGGAACATTCTCTCGGATTTCTCGCGATATGCATCTTCAGTAGGAACAGCCTTTTCTAATAGCGCGAGTGTATTCTGTATAACGAATTCGCGTTCCGTGTGAAGATCGATTCCCATATAACCCGTCATAGTTGTAATAATATTATTAATAATACGGGCATTGGGACTGTCGTATTTTTCTACGATACTGAGACCATGAAGACCGCCACCTCCGGCCGCGGCTGTGGCTGCTGCACCACCTCCAGCAACTGGTTTTGCAACTTTCAATACTCCTTCGCCAAGATCAGCCTCGATAATATCTCTCGTCACGAGACGAAACCCTGCGTCATCAAACCCTTCTTCAGTTACGTGTTCTATCTTCTTGATTAATGCGCCACTATATTTGTCAACCCACGCCTCACCATCATCGCTAATGGTTCCGCGCTCTTTACAAATCGTATCAATGACGATGGATAGCGCATTCATTCCATTCGAACCGCCTTGAATAAACGCGATGGCAATCGTTTCATAAAATGACGGGAGCAGTTTTGCATTCGATTTTATACAGTATAACCAATTCGGGTCTTCGTCCATGATCTCGTTTGCTTTGCGGGTAAAACTAGTGATAAATTGCATGAGATCGTATTGACGCTTTACGAAATCAGTCTGTGCAACAATCTTGTCTTTCAGTGGCTCCATCGGCGAAATGATGGCGTCGAGTTCATCGTCAAGGTCGGCGTCAAGGTCGGCGCCAGCGCCAGCGCCACTTTCCGATTTTGACGGCGCATGAAACCCGAGTTTGTATTTTCGATCATTGTATTTATAGAATTCTTTATTTTGTATCTCGGTGATTCGAGAGATATTTTTTAGATCATACTCGAATTTCTTGTTTACAAACTCCATGAAATTATCTCTCGTCACCTGATACTTTACATCAAACTCAGCCTTCATTTTATCGAGAAACGATTTCTTAATGGCTGCCGCGCCGTCGCTACTCGTAATATGCGCCATTTCTATACCACTGCTTGACCCAGCGTCAAACTCTCCTTCTTGCGACATTAGATTACGCGTAGCCTCTATTGCGAATGGAATACAATCTCGGTCAACATTACAAAAATAGTTTCGGTCACTGCTTGGTATAATTGCCGGAATACTGGTATCACGCTGCCACTTTCCATTATCACGTTTAAAATAGAGGAATTTGGTTTCAGTTGTGCCGAGGTCGTCGTCAACGGGAAATCCTTGTCGAGCATTAACATCAATCGTGGGTTCGACGTATTCATCCACTTCTACGACTGCATAATCTCCGTCATTCACAGGTCGCATACCGGGTCCAATCATGATGGCTTCGGATTCCTTCTTTGCTTCTTCGTATGTCATCTTTTTCTTCTTGATGAGTTCGTCAACTAAGAACATAGAGAAATCAATAGGACTCATTGATTCTTGTTCTTGACGGTAAGATTCTATAAATGCATAATCGGTAGTGTCGTATTTTTTATCGAAAAAGACGGGTTGGTCGCCGTCATTATCTTCCTGCACAGCCTCTTCATTGGGATAATTCTTTGCAAGGACAAGACCGAAACGTTTGGGGGCAGCAGCTGCCTGACCGCCTCCGCCTCCGCCTGCTACTCCGCCACCTCCTGCAGCAGCGCCAAACGCACCCCCGCGCATGCGCATTGCGCCCGCATCACGTAATTGCTGACTTTGTTCACCCAACACAAGATTGAAATCAAAAGGTGTAATAAGTTCTGTAGTAGTGATCGCAACTGCGTCCATGTATAGTTTCGCATAATCAATCGCAAGCATGCGCGAGAGAAGTTCGGATGACGAGAGAAGATTATCGTTGTATTCGGTTTGTTCGGACAATCCTGCCGCATAAGCGCGCCCGCGTATTTGTTGGCGCTGGCGTTCATCAAATGCAGATGAAGCACCAGGTGCGCTCCCGGCCGATCTTACTTGTGTATCTTGAAATCCATACGCTTTGAATACATCCGAATCCATCATCTTTCCCGTCACGATCAGTTTATAGATCATGGAAACGCCCATATAACGCACATTGTAATGAAATGAACGCAGACGACCAAACTTACGAAAATTCGTCGCATAATTGCGCTTGTATTCAAGAACACGTTCATATAAAAACGTCACTATTTCATCATATTGTTTGACCGTTAGATCTTCTTGGTATACAAGAAATGGTTCTATAAACGAAAGAACATCCTGCAGAGTAAGACGTCCATGAATATACTGGCGCATCATTTCAAATATATTGCGGGTTTTAGGTATAATCACTTCAAGAAACTTCCGATATTTATCACGCTCATTCATTGCGGCAGTCGCCTCTGGTTCCATGACAAACTGCTTGATTTCATGAAGCAATCCATGCGCATTTAAGTCGAGTGGCGTATTGATGTCGGTGATCTCGTGGGTAGTAAGCGTCATCATTTGACGTAACATATCCCAATAATGAATATGTTTTGCATTGAGGTCGCATTTGTCAAGTATGTTTATCGAAGGAAGTGCAATACGCGAATAATGCATAACTGGTTGCGGAAATGTCATAAAACCAGTGATATTCATACGGTCGTTTGGGGTCAGGTTTGTGAACTCGGTCGTGCGTTTTAATATCGCAGTAGGAGTGTCCGACAACATTGCTGCATTGCCGCCACCGCCACCGCCACCGGACATCACCGCGTTCCTCACTTTTGATATACCCAAATTATATTTTTGGATAACAAACCTCCTTCGTTTCACTTCTTCACCGGTCACAACGGATGAATAAAAGTCGTCCAGATTGTCAATCACTGCAGTAATATTCTCATTTACTTGGCGCGTGGTGATTACATCGTGCATATATCTGGGATCATTACTGGGTGTAAAATGCCGCGCCGAGAGATTTGTCATATATTGAGCATATGTCAGTGACCCGTCATACCACTGACGCTGAAGTTCGTTTTCAGATTCACGTTCTTCTTGGATGAAACGCGGTATAATATCCATTTCAGAAGCAGTTCTCTCATCAATCGGAATATCGTAAATCACCTTACGCGTTTTTACAATAGGAATAATCCACCGAAGAGCGTGATCCATTTTCATTAATGATTCGACAAGAGGACGATATAATGCGCTTTTGGACGGCGGGATGGCGGGGTTTCCGTTTGCATCAAACCGAGAGAAGTGACGTCGGAGTTCACGAAATCGAAGGACCATTTGCTGAATATTGGTGAGCACTGACCGTGTTTTTTCAGGCGCCGGAATATTCGTCATCAATGTATCCATGAGGTCGTCGCATTGTTTTTCTAAATTGAATCGGCGGTTCTCATCAGGAATATCTACCGTTTGGACAAGAACATCCAGATCTTCGCCGACTTGGATTTGATCCGCGTCAATCAAAATAGAACGAAGTTTCTCTCGTATTTCGGCAACGGGGGCCGCAGCAGCGCCTGAAAGAACCGTATGTTCTGATTCGCCTTGTGGTTGTTCGACCGCATCTTCGCCCGCATTTTCTTTATTTCGTGCAAGTTGTCGATCACGACGGCGTTGCTCTAGCGGTGATAAATCACCTGTTGCCGATACTGCATCCATTCCCATTGTTAAAAAACCGGCTTCAGCACCATATTCAACCCCTTCGCCCTCTGGACCGGAAAAACCAGTATCGGTCTTACCGAACGATGAAGGTGCTGCGCGAATCTTAATTTCTTCAATTGGGAGTTCTTCTGGAATACCCATATACCCGAAGTTAATGTAGATCATCTCATCTTCCGGATATGTGCGGATTTCAATCATATCCTCTTCCAGATTTGTAATCATACCCGTAATGATAGTGGGGATATCACCACCGAATCGAATATCAACCCACGTAGATATGACTAAATTATTTTGTCTAGCGTATCCTTTCTCCTCTGCACGGTCTAAAAGTTCAACCGATGTTATACTTTCATCCGTAAGATTACCATTTGCGTCTAATTTTAAAATAGTAACTCCGCGATTTTCAATATCAACAAGTTTGATTTTACGTGAAGAAAGATAATCAACTAAAAAGGTGTGTTCATGGATTTCTTGATGTGTCGGCGCAATGATTTTTATAAAATCACCAAGCATAATGGAGAGAGACACGACTTCGGAGGTCGGCATTTGCTGCTCCTCCTCATCAACCGGATTTTCGCCAAGATCGGGATCGAGATCGATATCGAGGTTAGGACCTGATTCGGAACCTTCGATATTACTTATGTCTGGATTGTCTTCCATTATGATTTTATATACTAGTATATGTATCTACTATTTATCTATCTACTTTTTTATGTAGGAACAATTTATGTTATTTACAACGAAATCAAACCGATATAAAGATTACTCCTATGATAATATAATAGTATTACCATCCTATGTTTTCCATCTCTTCTAATGAATTTCCTGATCTATCGGCGTTTGTAGAGAAGGTGACGGCAATATCCACATCATCATCACAATTGAATGAAAGTGCAGGCGCAGGCGCAGGCGACAGTGAATTACACAACCTTCGTGCGTGGTGTGGTGAGCGCGGATTCCTCTTTCATTTTTCTAAAACTTCATCCGGTATCTTTTACACATTGAAATATGACCGCGCTAAACTTAAGGAGGAACAATATGAAACATTGGGTCGCTTCCGTTCTGTCGTTTTTGATGGCAAGGGTCAAGTATGCTGTGTGGCTCCTCCAAAGATGCTGAAAATGAGTGATGAAATGAAATCATGGCCGGTGAATTCAGCAGGCGGACATCTTTCGGCCGAAGAGTTAGTTGAAGGTATTATGGTGAACCTCTTCTGGCGTGACGACGAGTGTGCTGGCCACGGCGGCAAGTGGTTCGTCGCGACGAAGAGTTGTGTCGGTGAAGTGTCATTTGATCATATTGTCGAAGCGCAAGCCGAGGTCCAACTTGCCGACTCTACTGCAGAACCAACATTTCAAAAACTCAGCGTTCAAGAGGTGCTTCGCCGTCGTATTTGTGAGGTGTTGAGTTTGATTCCTGGCGGTTTGGAGACCGTTCCTAAGGAATACTGCTACTCTCTCGTTATTCAGCATCCGAAGAATCAAATTGTCAATGTGATTTCAGAACCAAAATTATACGTGGTTGCTGTATACCAATTATCATCTGCATCGGAATCGGCAGCAGTGGGTGCGAATGCAATCCGAATCGATCGCGACATTTTCTCTGGGAACTTTGGCGGAAGTGTCTCGCATATGCCTTCTGGATTGACATGTGTCGCGGATGCGGATGCGGACGCGGCAGTCGCGACATTTACGCCTCATACTGTGGAAGACTACGCGAAGATGTATGCGTCGCCTCAATGTTCTTGCAGTGTTTCGTTGCCAGGTGTCGTGTTTGTAGACAAGAATACTGGATTCTGTTATAAGATGCGTAATCCCAAATATGAGAGTGTGAAAAAGCGTAAGGGAATCGAGCATAAATTGATGGCGCAGTATCTTCAATTGCGGAAGGATCACAGTATCGATGAGTATTTGAAGTACCACCCGCAACATTCACGCGTCTTCCGGCAGTTCCGTGATCGTCTTCATGATTACACCCAACGTCTCTATGATGCATATATTGCACATTATGTCAAGAAGGACGCAAAACCGTTGAAAGAATATGAACGCGAGTTGAAGACGCATATGTACAAGATCCATTATGACGTGTATTTGGCGACGATGAAGGAGTTGGGTGCATTTGTCACGAAGCATACCGTGATTAACTATGTGAATCAACTGGCGGCAGCGCAACAATTGTCGTGTTTGAATGCGAGTGCGAGTAGCAGTGTTGCTAGTGCCTCTGCATCACTTACGGTGGACGTGAACGTCGACGCTGATACTACTGCTTCTGACAGCGCGAATGCACCTCCCCAAAAGCGCAAACCATTTCAGAGAAAATCGATTGAACGTTCGAATACTGGTGCGGGTGCAGGTGCGGGTGCGGGTGATGCCAAATCCGGGTTCCGTAGTGCAAAACCGTCGAGAGGTGGGCGTATGGCGCCGACACTGTCAGTTCAGACCCCCAAAGTAGGTGATGATCGCGATGTTTCTGCACATGTAAAGGGGTCTAAAGGGACTGGCGTTGTCAAAGTTCAAAACCGGTTTGCGGGATTGGATATTGTTGATTAGGTGTGAGGGGTGCGCCGGCGACGCAAATGAATAAAATTGATTGATAATAATAATATCTACTATTATCAATAGAAAATTGGACACGGTCATGAACTCGAAATGCGGCGTCATCGCACCACCATCTACACCCTTTCCAGAAGACACAAGCGAATATTACGGATGGTATTCTGAAGCACATCAGCAATTGCGCGTCTCGAATCCGAGTAATCACGCGTTCAACGAAAAATTAATGAAAAGTCCACCTTACTGTTACTGGACGCAAGGCGAACAAAAAGTGCTTGTTACGGAAGTGACTCACAGCAGCATTCCGACACCGCGTCAAGTGGCGAATGGCGATATTTATCTAGGAAAGGTAGATAAATATTGGGGAAGATCGTATACCCGTCTTGCAAAGAATGATCTAAAAACGAATAGTTCCACCGACCATTCCGCCAACACTAGGACGACTACCGCCAGACCATCCACCACCGACTTGACCTTCAACCCAAACACTTCGGTTTGGACCACCGACAGTCACACGACCGGTTCCACTCCATCCACGGTTTTCGGCGTTGAATGAACCGGAGAAACCTGCGGGGGAGGTGCGAGGGTTGGGGTTGGTAAAACGAAGAGTTTGCATAATAGGAGGGAGAGAGTGAGTTTCAAATAGCGTTTATGATACTAAATGAGAAAATATTTTTTATAGTTATCATTACTTTCGACGAGAGGTGCGACGACGATGTTTACGTGATTGGCGTTTGGACGATGTGATTACGTTACGTTTTACTCGTCTATTGCGTTTACTATGATACCGTTTATTTTTATACACTCTTGTTATTTTCGGCGTAATAGCGTAATTGTTATTCTTGGTCCTCCGTTTTCCTCCACCTACATCTGCATGTGCCGGTTCCGGTTCATGTGTCGACTGTGGTTGCGCATCTAGTTTTTCCAGACTGTTTTGCAATTTAATACTATCTTGAATATCCTTAAGTGAAGGTTTTATTGTTTCAATTACAGTATCAATTTCCTTGATTGATTTTCCACCAAACCAATCAATAATAATATTCAAATTCGTCACCTTATTAGGGTCTGCAATATAAACGACGTTTGACGATGATATTGGATTATTAATATTGGTTATAGCATTGCCAAATTTGGGGTGCGGTTTTACTAGATTAATCTTACCACCATCAAAATTTACATCATACACATAAACAACATCTATTGGACATTGGAAAAATATAATTTTATTTGAAAACTTATCGTTTAAACCAGGTTTTTTGGAATCAATAATATTAATTATAGCTGCAATTTTGTAAGGATCTATTCTTTTAAAAAGGATCTGTTTTGTGACAGTGTCTGATTTTATACTCGTTGGGGTTAAAAGACCGGCTATAGTCCACGAGGAGTATTTACCCGAACCCGAACATAAAGACACAAAAAAATCTGAAAAAGAAAAGTATTTTTTATCATATGAAGTAAAAATACTCGTTTCTTCTCTATTTAATATGTTTGTAATGCGGTCATTAGTATAAACCGGCATATTTGTGTAAAATTCTCCTTTGCGTAATTCATCTTGGGTTTTTATGTATCTTGTAAGTCTTCCATTGGCAATATGATCCAAAGCAATATAACCCGGCATATTTTTCTTATATATTCACTCTATTAAATTAAAACAATTTCGCCTCTGCATGTTGGAATGGTCTCGCGGCCTTCTCCACCACAAGTGGTTCCGGCA